ATACGATAATGTATCGTCCGGCGTGCCTAAAGGTGGCAATGATGCATAGTAGTAATTCCAGAATCCATCACGAAATATCTTGGGATAATGCAGTGCCAAAGATTATCAGTGAGGATGTACGAAAGTCATCGTATGGAAAATGCGCTTTTTGTGGCGGAGATTTGCCGGATTATCCAGGTGGCAAACGCATGTATTGCAGTGCTCATTGCGCCTTGAAAGCATGGGAAAAAGAGGTGCAGACTCGATATGTCGAGCCTAATGGTTACATGGACGCGGTTTGTTTGGGATAACTCGCCCGCCGACTTGGGATAACTTGGGATATTAAAAATGGCGAAGACGCAACAGTACACAGCGCAGCAGGTAGCGGACGCACTGACGCAAGCCAAAGGCTTNNNGTCGGTCGCCTGCCGCAACCTGGGCTGCTCCGATCAAACTGTGCGCAACTATATCGAACGCTACGCCGTGTGCAAGCAGGCGGTCACCGATGCACGGGAAGCAATGATCGACATGGCCGAGGGCAAGCTATACCAGAACATCGCCAACAATGACACGACCTCGATTATCTTTTTCCTGAAGACCCAGGCAAAATCACGCGGATATGTGGAGCGGCAGGAAGTTACCGGGCCTGATGGTGGCGCAATCGTGATCCGATGGGACGAAGCAAATGAAGCCGCTGATCACGATTGAGGCAGCGCCGCACGCCGGGCAAAGTCAAGTACACCGCTCGCCGGCACGATTCAAGGTGCTCCGCGCCGGCAGGCGATGGGGTAAAACACGGCTTGGCGTGATGGAATGCCTCGACACTGCCGCCAAAGGCGGGCGCGCATGGTGGGTGTCGCCGACCTACAAAACGGGCGAGGTGGGGTGGCGCCCGTTGCGCATGTTGGCAAGCAAAGTCCCTGGCGCAGAGATTCGCCGGGCCGACCGCATGATTGTGCTGCCGCGTGGTGGCTCCGTCACCGTGCGCAGCGCCGACAATCCCGACTCACTGCGCGGCGAATCGCTTGATTTCGTTGTGATGGACGAATGCGCATTCATGCACTCGGACACTTGGACGGAAGCTTTGCGCCCTGCGCTGGCCGACCGCAAAGGGCGAGCACTCTTTATCAGCACACCGAAGGGGCGAAACTGGTTTTTCAATCTCTGGAACGGTGCCGCCGACAGTGAACAGTGGGCTGCGTTTCACTTCACGAGCTACGACAACCCGTTCATCGCCAACAGCGAAATCGACGCCGCCCGCGCCATACTGCCTGAAGCGACATTCCTGCAGGAGTTTTTGGCCGAGTTCGTTGACGATGCCTCGCTGATATTTCGCAATGTGCAGCAGTTGGCGACGGCGCAACCGGACGTAAGCCGCCGCCCTGACCGAACCTATGTCGGCGGCCTGGATTGGGCGCTGTCCTATGATTTCACCGCCCTCGTTATTTTGGATGCAGAAACCCGCGCCGTGGTGCACGTTGACCGCTTCAACGGCGTTGATTATTCGATGCAACGACAGCGCATCAAGGCAACTTGCGACAGATTCGGCGTGCAGACGCTCGTGGCCGAAGCCAACGCGATGGGCAAGCCGAATAATGACGAACTGCGCAAAATGGGGCTACCGGTGCGAGATTTCGTAACGACCAACGCCACCAAAGCCGACATCATTGAATCGTTGGCGGCAGCGTTTGAGCAGGCGAACATCCGCATTTTGGACTATGCAACCATGATTGCGGAGTTGCAGGCGTATGAAGTGGAACGCCTGCCATCTGGCATGGTGCGCTACTCTGCGCCGGACGGGATGCATGACGATACTGTTATGGCGCTGGCCCTTGCCTGGCAGGGCATGGCAAGCAACACGCCATTATTGCTATGGAGTTGACGAGGATGGGAATCATGGCAATGCTTACGAATCGACAGCAAGATGTAATTCGGCTTCTAGCCCAGGGCTATAGTCAGCAAGAAATTGCCCGTGCACTCGGTTTGTCGTATTCCTCAGTGCGCCAACATGCTCACGCCGCAAGGGAGCGGACGCAGATCAAAAGCACGATTGCGCTAGTTGTTGCTGCCGTTCGTGATGACAGCAGGCAGGGCGAATGACTAACATTTGTGGGGATTGACTTCTCATATTCTGCCGCTACGCTGTCTGTAGCGGCTTTCTTTTTTGGTGAAACATGCCAACTCAATTGTTCGACGGCTCCAAGAGCATACCGATTGACAGATTCCCGGCTGAGGCATGGAGCGTCATTGCTGGCAATAGAGAGCCAAATGAGGCGCAGAAGTACGCTGACGCTGTGGCTTACCTGTACCGTGCTATTGAGGTGCGGGCTAATGCACTTGTCTCTGTACCGTGGAAAATATACCGGGGCAACAGTGACACTGTGCTATGGGCGTCCGAGGACGAAAACCCGCCCGATCCTCTCATGTGGGCGCAAGACCTGCCGCCATTGCTGTGGCGCACATCCATCGCATGGGNNGACGCCGAAGTGGGACAAAAAAGCTGGCTTGATTGCCTTCGAGCGCAAACTGGGCGAGGAAACGATCACGTTTGCGCCGGAAGAAATCGTCTATGCGTGGAAGCAAGGAATCAGGGAAACGACCCCGGCAGTACCACCGGCGCAAGCGGCAATGCAGGCGGCTGGCGTGCTATACAATGCAGATGCGTTTGCGGCAGGCTTTTTCGAGCGTGGTGCAATCAAGGCAACGCTTCTCACGATTGACGGCAATCCAAGTGACAACGAACTAAAACGGGTTGAATCATGGTGGAAGCGCTTTTTCTCTGGCGTCAAGGACGCATGGAGTACCGCCGCAGTCAGGGCAGATGTAAAAGCCGTGCCAGTTGGTGAGGGTCTTGAATCGCTGACGAATGCCACGTTGACGCCAGAGAAGCGTGAAGACATTGCCACGGCGCTAGGTGTGCCGCACAGCATGATTATGAGCAATGCCGCCAACTATGCCACGGCAGACATGGACAAGCGCACATTTTATGATGTGACGGTTGTCCCCGATTGCCTGCTATTGCAGCGCCAGTTGAATCGCCAGTTGTTTGGGCCGATGGGGTATCGCCTGTCCTTTGATCCGCAAGAGATGGCAGTTTACCAGGAAGACGAGAGCAAACGAAGCGCAGCTTTTGCCGCTTATGTCGGTGCCGGCCTGCCGCTTTCTATGGTGGCGGAGATGTTGGGGCTGTACATTCCAGATGACATGGAATACTCCGACCTTGACAAGTTGAATGAGCCTGACCCCGTTTCAGTCTCCATGGCTCCGGCACAGACTCCCGATGCGCCGGTGCCAGATTCACAGACGGACGGGCAACGGGCAGACGAAATAAAGCGCTTTCGACGCTGGATGAAAAAGCGCCCGACCCGCAATCCGTCAGACTTTGACAGTGACATTCTGACCGAAGGCGAGCGGGTGGCGATTGCCGCCATGATGCGGGATGAGGCGCAGTCCAGCGAAACGGGCAGTAGCTTTCGACACGGCGATGCTGTGGGATGGGAATCTTACCCGTGACAAGTGGCAGCACGTCAAGGCGATGGTATTGCAGCTTGACCCGAATGAGCCGGAAGCGGAGCAAGTTGTCCGCATGGCCCTGGAGCGGCGCAGCACTCGGAACATTAACGAGGCATTGCAGGAATTGCTAAATACTCTGTATCCGCAGGGCTGGGGCGAATTTGCAGACCCGAACATTGAAGCGCAGCGCATTCATGAATTGTTCATGCGTGATCAGCGCTTGCGTGATGCCGTTAGCCGTGCCGTGCAAGATGCCGCAGACCTGGGCGTAAGTGTCGCCGTTGACACGCTGGGCAATGTAGGATTTGGCTTCGATTACACGCTAGCCAACACCTCTGCACGTGACTGGGCATTGCGCTACACCGACGAAATCTTGTCTAACCTGGCTAACACTACGAGCCGTGGAGTTGGGCAGGCGGTAGGGCGATGGATTCAGAACGGTGAGCCGCTCGAAATGCTGATTCAAGACTTGTCTCCGCTTTTCGGGCGGCAACGTGCAGAACGCATTGCTGCAACTGAGGTTACACGGGCTTTTGCCGAGGGCAACCGGCAAGCATACCAGGACAGCGGAGTTGTGCAGGAATGGGAATGGAGAACAGCAGAGGATGAAATAGTG